GACGAGAACCGGCGGCTTTGCCACCTAGGCTCGGTCACGGGTGCTTATGGCACCACGGACCTTGTTTCGGCGAGCGACAGCATCTCTACGCAGCTCGTCAGCTTGTGCCCGTTACCTCCGTTCTTACGAGCGGTGATGCGGGAATCGGCTGGCGACAGCGTCGTCCTTCCAGACGGCACTGTGCTGCGTAAAGGCATGATCAGTACGATGGGGAACGGTTTTACGTTTCCGCTTCAGACCATCATATTCGCGTGCGTGGTACGCGCCGTGTACATCGCTAAAGGCCTGGCCTTTACGTGTCCTTTAGGACGGCCCGCGTTTGGGGTATTCGGGGATGACATCGTTGTGCGCCGCGAGGCGTATGAGGCTGTTAATTCCTTTCTCAATCTGCTGGGTTTCGAGGTGAACGATGATAAGTCGTTCAACACTGGTGCGTTTCGCGAGTCCTGCGGACACGACTACTTCCTCGGGCATCAAGTCCGAGGCGTATACGTTAAGTCCTTAGAGACACATCAGGATGTGGTTAGCTGCATCAATCGGCTGACACGCTGGAGCGCACGTCACAACTGGCGTTTGACAAGAACGCTAGCCCGACTCTGGTCCTGGCTTCCGGACAAGGTTCCCCTTGTTCCGCCATCGCTAGGCGACGACGAAGGATTACACGTGCCCTTCTGCATGACGATTCCCCGTCTGACTCCTACATACTGGTTTAAATACCGGTATTGGAAGAAACGGATACGTCGTGTGGACTTACCAGAGCCTGACGAGTACTTGCCGGGTGCGGATGCACTCGCCGTTGGTATTCTGTCAGGTCACATCAGGCGTAGAGAGCGCAGTATCACGTCAGCGGACGTCAAGTGGATTCCGAAGCCAGTAGCATGCGCTAGTGATGACCCCACAAGGGTTGCCATTACCGTCGTGCCGCAGCTGGTGGTTTCACCGGACGTTGCCCCCCTCGGTTATTCGCCGAGAGAAAGACAAGACGAGCCTGCTTTCTACAAAATCGCCACTTCCGCCGTGCCGTACTGGGAGTATATCCCCTCTGGCATACTGGGAGAGCGTATCGCT